AAAGATTTTAGGCAAAGCCCCCCTACCCCCCATAAAAAAATTAATTTTTACAGGTTGTAAGAGAAGCTTTGGACTATAATTGCAAGAGAAATATCTCCGTTATTATGAGTTCCAGTGAAAAGCCCCCACAAACCTTTCTGATTGTATCACAACAATAAATTCCTGTCTACTGAGCGTAAGTATTGACATGAAAGTTGATACATGGTACGATTGTCGTTATCTACTCTTTCCCTAGGAGGTACATATGAATAATATGAACAAAGCAAGGATAAGAACAGTATGGATGTTAGTTTGTACAAGCATTCTGACATTGATGTTTGGATTAAACCCAGATACCGCCCATGCATTAACAGCACCAACTATATCGTTCAGCAGCGATGTATTGTATATCAACAAATATGTAAACTTGGTAACAATCAAGGATGTAATAAATATTGATATCAGTAAGAAGACGAATTCAATTGCTTATCACGTTCGTGATCTGGCAACTAATTCAACTTTTACAATGCCCTCATATAGCTTAAAGCTAAATCTAAAAACAAGAGTAGACAACAGGGTAATAATCTCAAGACTAGCAAATGCAATCTTGAGCCAAGAGACAGGCGGGGTAGGAGCATACTACCGCAAGTCTTATTCCAGTAGTGCATGTGGAGCTTTCCAATACATGAACTTAACGTGGAACAACTTTATGGGATATAAGAGTGCATGCGATGCACCAGAATGGGTACAAGACGCTAAAATGATTGATGAACTTGAATCTTCATATGCTATTTACCACGACTGGAGAAAAGCAGTGGCAGCACACCTATGCCCATCAAGGGCAGGCAATATGGCAACTTGGAACAAGCCAGTTTCAGGTAACCCTACTGTCCGCCAATACGTCACATCTGTATTTCAGAAGGCGAACATAGCTTACTGATGAAAATTCAAGTTTTTTCACAGTACTATAATTTAGCACAGGCGGGTAGGGTAAAACCTCTCGCCTGTCCTAATCATCAAAGCAACTATGTAATCCAGGAACCAGTCTACTGGCTGGTACACAAAGAACAAGAAGAGCAAATCGTGCTATACTGTACAGCGTGTGGGTATGAGCAAAAAGCTGGCCTACAACTTTATGAAAATTTGATTGAGAAAATTAAGAAGGTAGAAAATGAAAGAGCCTAATTTAGGAGATTACTTTGTAGTCAGAACTACAGGTATTGCAGCAAGACTTATTCAACTTGGCACATGGTCAAAGTGGAATCATGCTGGAATTTATATTGGTCACGGGCAGGTAGTTGAGGCTCGTCCGACAGGAGTATCAGTTTCTCCACTTTCTAAATATGACAATGACCAGATTATCTGGAATACAGATCAAAATTCGCTGACTGAGGCGGAAAGAAATAAACTTGTATTATTTGCCACAGGATTCTGTGGAGATGGATATGGTGTATGGTCAATTCTTGCACTTGGCTTCAAGTGTCTTGGACTTTCTATATTTCCTGTAAACTGGCTGGCAGAAAAAGAGAATAGAGTTATCTGCTCACAACTTGTAGCATGGTCATATTCTCATGTTGGAATTAAACTTACACATAAGCGTCACGCATTAGTCACACCGAAGGATTTAGCAGAGCGATTGAGTCAAAAGTAGGATTAAATGGACCTATTGCCAATTGTTGATGGAAGATCCTGTGAAGGATGTACAAAATGCTGTGAAGGGCATTTGCGAGCTGATATAAAGCTATCTGATGGACGCACAACATGGATAGGCATGAAAGACGATATGACTTTAAATCCATGTACATTTTTGCAACAAGGTGTAGGATGCGGAGCATATGCAGAAAGACCTGTATCTCCATGTCAGCTATTTAAATGTGACTGGCTCACGGATGAATCAATGCCTGAATCTTTTAAACCCTCAAGAAGTAATTCAATCTTTACCACTCGCACAATTAAAGGTATTCAATATACGATGTTAATTGAGGCGGGACGGAAACTGGATTCAGAAGTCCTATCTTGGGCAATATCAAAGCATTTGGAAGAAGGAACAAACTTTGCATGGAGAGTATTGGAGAATATCTTCTGGATAGGGAATGAACCCTTCAATAATATGATGGCTGAAGATTATCCATTACTCACAGAAACCTCTCATGGCAAAGATACACATTGAAAGGGCTTATATTGAGCCGTTTGATGAGGAGACAGAATCCCATCAAATTTTGATTCACGTGAAACAAGGTAATGATCACCATTTTGCAGGAAAAGTAGAGCTTACCCACAATATACAATGGCTTCATACCTATACCGCCGAAAATGGAGATTTGGTAATCAATAATTCGGCGGGAATGGAAGCCAATAAATGGGATTATTTAACAAGGGAGATAATAGACAATGGGTAAGTATATATTCATAGTATTGGGATCTATATTTGTATGGGAGTATTTGAGGAGATAATATGGGGAATCTAGGGGAAAGCATGGAGTCTCTTGCTGAATTCCAGGCAATATTTGAAAATATTCGTGAGCTTCTAGGTGCAATATTCATCCAAGAGCAGCGTAACTATGATATGCTAGTAATGATTGCAGATAAGCTAGGTGCTGATACTGATAAGATGATATCTTTGCACGAACAAGGTTCTGTGCTTGCTCCCGCCCCATCTTTTATATTTGAGGATGAAGAAAATGATGTTCAATCTGAGTGACACATGTCACGATATAAAATTTACGCTTACTCCTGGAGAAGATACCTATCACATTTATACTGATAAGTATTTTTTCATCATTCCTAGATCTGGATTACAGAATCTACAATATGGTCTAAATGCTCATTATAAGCATACAGAGCTACTTTTTGGATTTACAGATGAAGAATTGACTATCTTACAGAAAAAACGTCCTAAAAGGTCTGCTATAGATGAAATTAACTATCAGATAGAGAGAAAGTCTTATAATGGAGAGCTAATAGCTCCTTCTGATCTGATTTCCCGCCTTCCTTATATGTCACAATCTAGAAATCGCAATGGAAAACAAAATATTGCTGATTCCAGATGGAAAAATGCTATCAGAAATGAAAATCCTAAGGTTTTGAGACTCATAGAATGGTTTGAAGAAGAAGAATCCTATATTCGCACTAAATTTCCTGATGTACATTGGACAAAAGGTACATTTTCTATCTCTCCATGTCATATTTATCCAGCTAAAAAAGATAGAGGAGAAGATTCTTGGACTCCCGACAAAATTTTACGTGATTTGAGCATTGTAAATAAGTGTTTTGATAAAATTTCATCATCTCCACTGGCTGGAAAGCATGCTATTGATGAAAATGATACTCAAATAGCCCTAGATTATCTAGATACCTTTGATTTTCATGATCTTTCTATCTCCCGCCAAATTTTTTATCACATTTTGACTCGTAGAATTGCTCAAAATTTCTACCAAACTTATTTTATAACAGATATTGATCTAGATATCTAGTAAAAATCCTTATTTTCTGCTTCTAGGGATTCTTTCAGTTCTTTTGCATGTAATCCGCAATAGTGAAATATGCCATCATTGGTATGAATTGTCTCTTTGAATTCCCGCCAACATTTTTCGCATGATTCCATGATCTAATTATACCGTAGGTATAAATTGAATTTGATCAAAATGTTAATGGGTATTTATTTTGTATGATTCATTCGCCAAGCCCAAAAGGGTTTCAAAAATAGTCCGCCCGTTTTTTACCATATGTCCGATTTATCCCCTAGAAATGTGACTAACGCCACAAACTATTTTTTTAAAATGTCCGTTTTGTGTGCATTTTGGACTTGAAAATGTCAGACCCCTGTGTTATAGTTACACTATAAGAAATTAACAAAGGTTGTTAATCTTAAAAAAGAAAGGTAGATAAAATGTCTACACTAAATGAATACTATAATGAAATCCGTTCTGATATTGCTAAGGACTTTGGTCTAGAGGCTGGCGGTTATGCTCCCGCCCCTAAGTTAATCCCTGTTCAGATTGCTCAGCGTATCAACGCTAAGTATCCTTCAGAGTTTAGCGGTTCACGCTTTAATCGTGAACTTAACCCTAAAGCGGTTTATATCGCTAAGCGTTATATGTCCCTAGTGATGGGAGTAAAGTAATAATGTCATACTCATTTGATAAAACTAATGACCGCTGGTCTGAACTAGCAGACGAATATCAGTCAATGCTAGATGAACTAGCAGAGTCAGAATCTGAATCTGTTTTTATTCCTGTTGATAACTTTGATGAATTGGAAATCTTGTAAATGAAAAAAAATAAATGTCTAAATTGTAAAACAATTCTAATCCCTAAGTTTTGGGTATTGTGTCATAATTGCTTGAAAGGTGTTAAATAAATGATGACTCGTAAAGATTATATTGCTACCGCTTCAATTCTTAATACTTATCTAAAGCGTAACAATTCAGAATCACACCCGCAACTTGTTGCAGAGTTTGATGAATTGGTGCAAGACTTTATTTATTATTTTGAGAAAGATAATCCTAATTTTGATTCCGATAAGTTTTGGGAGGCTTGTTTTGGAGAATAAAGATATTTTTGGTTTTGCAGATGCAATTCAACTAGACCACTTAAATCTAGAACAACTAAAAGAATTAGAAAAAATTCTAGATAAAATAAAATAAAAAATAAAATTCGCAATTTGTATTTTACATTTTGCGAATTTTGGGCCGACCCGCACTCGGGCGTGTCTTACGGGGA